GGGACGTATTACACAACCTCGGTGCTTTCCAGCAAGATGGCCTGGTATTGCGCTACGGCTATGTCATGTCGGAGCAATCTATCCGATATGACCGTACCTTGGTAGGGTCGAAGATTTACTCTCAACCTGTTCCAAGGATATCCGATTCCTTTGGTGTTACTTCCAAGGTTCGGAGACGCGCTACTCCTTACGGTTTTGGATTGGACCCTGACGGCTTTAGTGGCCGTCAGATCTCGATCCTCGCAGCTCTTGGCATAGCCCGAGCTGCAAGCCGATGAAACGGCAAGATGACGTCCCCACAAGGGACCTCTCTCACCTACGACGTGCATGATCTGCACGTAACCCCTATTGAAAGGAGCCAGTCATGGCTTTTGCGGATCCTCAGAACATCAGCGTCGGGTCGACTCCGATTGTCCTTCCCCGGATTAGCGTTGGGCAGAATTCCTCTGTCTACGCGCAGCCGGGGGGGGACCTTCAGTTGTCGGTTTCCCACATTTACGGGAAGCGCAATCGGCGTACCATCCGTCTGGATGATGCAAAGATCGCACCTGACGTGTTCGCTTCTGCCAACCTGCGCCATTCGATGAGTGCCTACCTTGTGGTGGACACCCCGAAGGACGGCTACTCGATCGCCGAGGCGGCCTTGATTGTTAACGCCCTTGTTGAATATCTTGCTGCCAACAACGACGATGCCGTTGTGCGCCTGCTTGGTGGAGAGAACTGATGTTGGTTCGGTAACACGAACCATGCTACAGATGTAGCAGTCCGCAACTGAAATGGCTAGGAAACGCCAACCTCTGTTAGGAGGGGCTTTGAAAAGCCTACAGTTGCTCCACAACCAAGTCGTCCAAGAGTTGGGCGACAGATGTTCAGTCAGCACCACGCGCGACATTGAAACTATCGCGCGTCGTATTAAGCACGAAGGGTTGTCGTTTTTAACGATAACCTTGCCAGCTTTCGCTTCGGACCTCCAAAGGGCCCTGGAGCTAGAGATGGTAACCGACGACCTGTTCAAAAGCTTTAAGCGAACAGGCGGTCTCCCCCGCTTTATGGGAGGTTTCCTCGGTCTCGTGTTTGATCGTACTAGTGGAAGGTTACTGGATGAACCGTCAGTCGACGCAATTTTCGCCCTTAGGCAGATATCTATGCTTTTTGGCAAGATTCAGCTGCCTTGCTCTGATGAGCGGGTGGCTCGCGCTATCGACGGTTATGTTCAGTGTGAACAAGAAGTTCGGGAGGCTGATGCTCGTCGGACCACGTCCGACTACGAGGATTTTACTCGTGTGTCAGCTCTCCTGTGGGCTGACGCCTTTTCACGTGTGGATAACAAAATTCACGCTCAAGGTGTCATTCCACGACACGGCCCTGGGGCCACGGCTGATCGGCTTACTGGAAACAGCAAGTACAATCAGCTCGAATGGCCACAGCGGTTGGAGAAGGTCTTCCCTTCACGGGACAACCTTGTACCAAACTGGCACTTTAACCACGTGCTGGAACGTGTGAACTACTTGGAACCTGGCGCAGAGAGGCCTGTTAGGGTCATAACTGTGCCTAAAACGTTGAAGACACCCCGTATTATTGCCATTGAGCCTACTGCTATGCAATACATGCAGCAAGGTGTGATGGAAATACTTGTAGAGGAGTTGGAACGGGATCCCCGCTCCTTTGTCGGATTTACAGACCAAGCGCCTAACCAGCGCCTGGCATGTGAGGGTTCGCTTTACGGCGAACTCGCAACGCTCGATCTGAGCGAGGCATCCGATCGTGTCTCCAATCAGCTGGTACGCGCCATGTTGTCGCGGCACCCGCACTTGCGGGATGCTGTTGATGCAACACGGAGCAGAACAGCTGACGTACCTGGTCATGGCAAAATTCGCCTAGCCAAGTTCGCGTCTCTGGGTTCAGCGCTCTGTTTCCCCATGGAGGCTCTGGTTTTTTCTACCATTGTCTTTATGGCCATAGAGAGAGTGCTTAACCGCCCACTGACCCGGAGTGATATTGCAATTTTCCGGGGTAAGGTGCGTGTCTACGGGGATGACATTATTGTCCCCGCAGTCTATGCTGATGCTGTTTCCGAGACCCTGGCCTATTACGG